AATCTCGACCGCCGGATGGTAGGGGTAATCCAGCATACAGGCAATGGCTGAGAATTAATGGCCAACACACACCGAGCAATTATGAGCGCAAGAAACGACATCACTGGAGACGCTATCCAATCCAAGGCGCTATCGAAACAGGGCCGCGAGAATTACGACAGGATCTTCCGCAAGCCTCGCCCCGTTCCGCTCACGGTCCGCCCGAAATGCCACCGCGCCCGAAGCCTTGAGGATGCCGTAAAAATCTGCCGGAAGTGCCGCCAATGCTAGAACTCGCCTCATTCCGCGAAGCTATCGCCCCACGTTCCGACATGCACCCGGCTGACTGGGGTGCTGAACACGTTTACCTTGAGGGTTCCGAGCTTTCCTCAAAATTCGATCCCGAGCAATTCCGATGGTGGCGGAAGCCGATGGGGCATTACGCTGATTATTCCACCCGGCACATGGTTTGCATCTTTCCCCCAGGCTTTGGTAAATCAGCGTTCTTTGAAACGATTTCATGCTGGATCGTCTCCGAGAATCCGGGGCCAACCCTCTACATCACGCAGACAAACCCAACTGCCGAGCAATGGCTGGAAACTCGCGCCAAGAAATCATTCGGAAAGTGCAAGCCGCTCAAAAGCCTCTGGCCACTCAACGAGCGAAACGCATTCCGAAAAGACGCGATGATCTGGCCGCACATGTTCTTTTTGGCTGGCGGCGCGAACGGCGCGAATCTCCAAGAAGTATCCATCCAGCACGGGCTAGGCGATGAGGCGTGGGCATGGAAACACGGGCTTGTCCGCGAGTGGCTAGCTCGATCGCACAACCGGGAGAATCGGAAATTCATCCTTTGCTCGCAAGCTGGATGGATCGTCTCAGAAGATGGCGTCGGTCAGACTTCCGAGTTGCACCTAGAGCACGATAAATGCCGGAAGTGGGAATTCGGCTGGCGCTGCCCGTCGTGCGGGATCGCTCATCCCTTCACCTTTGAGCAACTGAAATTCGACGAGCGCGCCGACGACCAGGCGACGGCAGACACCGCCCGCCGCGCCTGCCCGGCATGCGCCATGGAATACGAGGATACCCCCGCCGTGCGCCGCGCCCTCCACGACTCGCTCAAAGAGGATGACGGCTATCTACTGGCGTCGGATGAGGGGTTGCGCGGCTACGAGGGCTTCCACGTCGATTACGGGGCAAACTGGCGGATTGCGTGGGGAGTCGATGTCATGCAAAAGCTCGGCGCGGACCGGCAGAACGCGCTCGGTGACGACACGCTGCTGCGGGCGTGGTGGCAGAAAAACCGAGCGATCGGGTGGAGTGATCAGAACTCAATCCAGAAAATCGAGCTAAGGCGGAGCGGCTACACAGAGGGCGATTACGCCGAGGCGCGTAAGATCGATGGGGAGCAATGCCGGTTCCTCACCGCTGACGCCGGGCTAGATCACTGGTGGGTCGTCATTCGGGCATGGGCGACGGGCGGCGCGTCAAAGCTGCTGTTTTTCGGCTACGTCGGGCGCGAATCAGAATTGCGGGACCTTGAGGAAAAATATGCCGTCCCGAAAAACTGCTGCTTCATGGATGTCGGATACCAGCAAACCGAGATTGCCGAAGTCGTGGCAAGACTCGGATGGAGGGGCGTCAAGGGAAAATCCGATACCGGCGAGAACATCACGCATCTGTTTGACTGGGAAATCAAAACCGGGCCAAACGCCGGGAAAATGGAGCAGCGGCTATTTTCCAAGCGGAAAATCACCAAGTCCAAATCCGGCAAGGCCATCGAGTATTTCCACGTTTCGACCGAGCGGCTGCAATACATCCTGCAACGACTGATTGACGGCGAGGGCGCGGAGTGGCTGACCTATGACGACGCCCCACCAAGCTACGGGAAGCACCTCAACGGCGAGCGTCTAGCGACGGTTAAAAACTCCCGAGGGCGGGACGTAAAAAAATGGAAGCGCCACGGGGCGAATCATGGGCGCGATGGTGAACTCTACAGTCTGGCATGCGCCTTCATGTTCAAGGTGTTCCGCCCCGCCGCAGAAGACCTAGCCCCGCCCGAAACGCGGGATTGACATTGCGGGGTGGTCCCGCATTGCGGCGCAAATGTCGCCCCGCCTACAAGCTAAAGCCAGTTTTGATACGGCAAAAGGAAATCCCGTGGCAATCAAGGCGCTAAGGGATGCGCGAGACGCGCTCCACGCCAGCATCATCGCCGGGACCGCGGTCATGATCACCGGCAGCACCGTGAACGGGCAGGGCTTCACCGCGGCAAAGCCTGAAAATTCACCGAGCGATCGACTGATAATCATGAACATGGCGCTCCAAATGATTGAGCATGGACAGTCAGCTCCAGCTCGCACCGTGGGGAGGTTCCTCTAATGGCCCTCGTTGACCAGTGGGGAAACCCTCAGAGCTACAGCGGCAGCCGCCGCCCGGCACGTTCCGCGAACCTTGGCGGTGGCGATCGTCCCAGCGAATCATGGAACATCCGCGACGTTTCCAAGGCGGTGCCGCGCATGGATCGGCGCATGATGGCTTCCGCATCGAAGACGCTCTACCTGAATTCCCAAATCCTGATTGGTGCGATCGACCAGAAGGCAATGTATTCGGTCGGCAACGCATGGCTCCCGGTCTATCGAGGTCGTGACTCCAAATTCGGCGAGGCCGCAAAGGATTTCTTGGAGGGCGAGTGGTATGATATTTGTAACATCCAAGGCGGGCAGAACGACTTCGTTTCAGACCTTTACGTCGATTCCGTGGCAATGGACCGGGACGGGGAAATTTTCGAGTATTCCACCGCCACGCCGAACGGTTATCCACAGATTCAGGTGATCCCGAGTCACCGGATCGACGCCGGGGGATTGCCTGAAGGCCAACTGCGCACGGGTCGATATTCCGGCAGCCAGTTCGTCCACGAGGACGGAATCATCTATTGGAAAGAAGGCGGGGCCGCGGTCGCCTACTCGTTTTGCGATGCTGAGGGACGCCACGAGAAATTCATCGATGCTGCGTTCATCAAGCACGTTTTCGACAAGGCGTGGCCTGAGCAGAAACGCGGTCTCCCGTTGTTCTATCACTCGCTTAACGGGTTGCGCGACATCCTTCAAAGCGAGGAATGGGAGCGGTTCAACCTGCTTTCGATGTCGCGGCTCAACTACACCGTCCACAATGAGACGGGCGGGCCAGATACTGAAGAACCTGGCTACGTCCCGCCAGTGGATTGCGACAAAATGGCTGTCGAATATCTCCAAGGCGGGCAGATCATGTATGCCAAGGCGGGCGCGGGCGAGAAGATCGAGCAGCACGCCAACTTCCGACCCGGCAACCCATGGCACGAGTTTTACGACATGCAGGCGCGCGCCGCGCTCGTCGGGATCAACTGGCCCATGAGTCTCTGGAAGCCATCCGGCCAAGGCACCGCCGAGCGCAGCCAGATCGGACTAGCCGTCCGCTCCGTGGATGATCGGCAGACGCTTTTGTCGAAAATCGCAAAGTGGCGGGTTACGAAAGCTGTCGCATGGGGGATGGATAACGGAAGAATTCCGAAATCCGCCGACTGGTGGAACTGGGGGTTCACGAAGCCGCCCAAACTCACGATTGACGACGGCAGAAGCTCCAAGGAGAAGCTCGAAAAGTTCCGCGCCGGCATCCTCAACCAGACCGATCTAATCGGCGAAGAGGGCATGTCATTCGCTGACCAGCTCGCAATCCGCGGCGAGGAAATCGCGGCCCGCGCCATGAACCGCAAAGCGATGGAAGAGAAATACAAAATCGAAATCGACCCGCGCGAATATCTCATGATGACGCCGAACGAACAGCAACCTCAGAAAAAGAAAACCGACCCATGAAGACGATCACCCCATCAACATCACAGCTCCGAATCCTCGCAAGCCTCCGTTCTGAGCGGTGGATGATTCGCCCGGAAGCTGTCCAGGATTATGCGCTATCAGCAATGGACGCTGCGGAAAAGGGTGACTCTCAGCGGGCGGATTCGTATTGGGAGGACTACTACACACTCCGCAAAGCCGCGTTCGTCGACAACCGCGGAATCGCTCACATCGAGATCCGCGGAGCCGTGATGAATAAAGCCCCATCGCTCTACGAAAAGATCGGCATCGCAACCCGATACAAAACGATCATCGCTGAAACCAAAGGGGCGAAAGCGCAGGGAGCAAAGGCGATTCTCTATCACGTCGATTCTCCCGGCGGGACAGTTTCCGGAGTTTCCGAGGCCGGCGAGTCTATCGCGAACGCGGGAATCCCAACCTTGGCGCACTGCTCGGGGTTGGCGTGCTCCGCCGCCTATTGGCTTTCCGCTGGCATGGGGCAGATTATTGCCGATCCATCTGCTATTATCGGCAATATCGGGGCGATCATCTCATGGGCTGACTGCACGGCGTTCTGGCGAGAAAAGGGAGTTGAGTTCAAGGCTCTCGTTAGTGAGGGCGCGGACCTGAAAAGCACGTTTCACTTGGAGCCGAACGAGGCGCAGATTGCATTCCTGCAAGAGTCGATTGACGAGGCGGGCGAGGCATTCCGCGGGCATGTCGCGCAAGGGCGGGCCGCAGCCGGCGCGGAGCTGAGCGCGGAGATTTGGCGGGCAGGGTGGTATTCTGGATCCAAGGCGGGCGCGCTCGGTCTAATCGATGGGATCGGCGATGCTGACGAGGCCGCGGACTACCTGATTCAGTCCATTAAAAAATAAACTTGCCATTGCGATAACGTAACGCACGAAACCGCCATGACGATTTTCAAGTCTGCAAAAGTAACCGAGCTGGAAGAGCGCGTCACCGCTCTCGAAGCTGACAACGCGAAGCTGACTGCTGATCTAGCGGCTGCCGGCGAAGTCTCCGCTGATCAGTCCGCGAACCTCGCCCGCATTGCCGAACTGGAAACGGCAAATGCCGAGATTCCAGTGTTGAATCAGGCCATCGCCGATCATGTCGCCACCATCGGCACGCAGGCCGCGGAAATCGCAACGCTCACCGCGTCCAACGTGGTGACCGCCGCGAAGATTAGCGAGCAAGCTGCGATCATGCTTGCCGCGAACGGTCACGGCGCGCCGCTGAACCTTTCCGGCGAAAAGCCGGATGGCGAAAGTAAAACCGAGATCAAGAATCTCACCGGCTTCGCCAAAGCTTCCGCCGCCTTCGCCTCCAAGAAAGCATAATTTCAAAACTAGCAAAACATCACCATGCCCAACATCACACTGCTCGACGTTGCAAAACTGAACGGTAACGACGCCGTTGTCGGACTCATCGAAGAGTCGATTTCCGCCACTCCTGAAATGGCGCTGTTCCCCGTTCGCCCCGTGAAGGGCACCGGCTTCAAGACGCTCGTCCGCACTGGTCTACCAACCGTGGACTTCATCGCCGCATCCCAAGGTATCCCCGGTAGCAAGTCCACGTTCGATAACAAGCACTTTGACTGCTCGGTTCTCGGTGGCCGCATCGAAGTTTGGAAATCCGTTCTGGACGCCCCGGAAAACGGCCCAGCAGAAGACATCAAAGCCAACGAGGCTACCGGCGTTATGGAGGCGGCGCTCCGCAAGGTTGGCACCCAAATCTTCTATGGCAAGACCGCTCTTGGCTCCGCCGCTGGCTTCCCCGGTCTCGTTTCCTTTGTGGATTCCGGCATGATCAAGGACGCTACCGGCACCACGAACAACACCGCTTCTTCGGTATACTTTGTGAAGTTCGGACCGCGTGACGTCACGCTTGTCATGGGGCTCAACGCCACCATGGAGCTTGGCGATTTCCGGGTTGAGTCACTGACTGACAGCGCGGGCAACAAAGGCCCCGGCGAAGTTGCTGACCTCGCCTCGTGGATTGGGTTGCAGCAAGCCAGCAAGAACAGCGTCGTTCGCATCAAAAACGTCACTGCCGATTCCGGCAAGGGCGTGACCGACGCGCTGATTGCCGCCGCCCTCGATCTCTTCCCCGCGGGAGTCAAGCCGGACGCCATCTTTATGAGCCGCCGGAGCCGCACACAGCTGCAAACGTCCCGCTCCGCGGTCGCTACGCTCGCGCTTACCGGCAAGACCGGCCAAGCGGGCGGCGGCGCAGTCCACGCTCCAACCCCGACCGACTACGAAGGTATCCCCATCGTCGCCACCGACTCCATCGTCAACACCGAACCCGTCGCCTAATTTCGGGCACTCCACCAAATCACCATCATGGCTAACGAATTCGCACGAAACGTTCAAGACTTCGCGGTAAACCCTGCCGCATTCGCGATGGGCGCTGCCTCCGCATCCACTACCAGCGCTGCAATTGATTTGCAGACAGCCGCCGGCAACAACTTCCGCCCAGAGAATATTGAGTTTGAGTTGTCGATCCCCGCTCTCGCCACCGGCATCATTCCTGACGCTTCCGTCGTCAGTCTGATTTTGGAAACCTCGACAACCTCCGTATTCACCGCCATCACCGGAACCTACACCGAAACCGTCACTGGCGCGGGCGGAGTTGGCACGGGGGCGACCGTTGCTCGGTTCAAGATCCCGTCGAACGCCCCCCGCTACGTTCGATTCAAGACGACCCGCGGCGCAGGCGGGACCACTGCCGCGGGCGTCAACTCCACCGGCGCCGTCCGCTTCTAATTCTCATTGGTTGGTTTGTTCATCGGTTCCCCGCCGTCTGAGAAATCGGGCGGCGGGTTTCTTTTTTAAGTCATGGCATCCCCACTCCAAGCATTCACGCAAGCGGCTTTCGGCCTCGCAAAATCGATCATCGGCACCGAGTCGATCACCATCGGCGGCGGAACTCCGATTTCCGGCATCGAAAGCGAAGCGAGTTTTTCGCGCAACTACGAGGCGGGCGGATTCGAGCGCTCTGGGTCGCTGGAATTCGTGATTGATTCGCTGGCGTTCATCGCCGCCTATCCGCTGGCGCTGGAATCCTACGAGGGAAAAAGGGTAGCGGCTCGCGGCGCAACATGGCGGGTCGGATCAATCAAGGGCGGCGGCAGGACGGCTGGCCAGTTCGTGACAATTTCGCTTATCACTGAGAACAAATCCGCATGATTTCGGCCGATTTCGACCTGAAGAAACTTGCCGCGGATATTGCCCGTGTCTCGAATGATTTCGGCGAGATGAATCAAACCGGCATTGCTCGCTGGGGGGTCTCGGCGTGCAGGCGGCTAACGATAGAAACGCAGGTTTGGGGCGATGGCGAAAAAGCCAAAGAAAAGCAAAAGCTGGCAATGCTGGCGGATGCTAACCGGGTCGTCGCAATCGCCTCCAACGCGAAAGAAGCCAAGCTTTTCAATTCCGGCGTGAACGGGAAGCGGAAGGTCCTGAAGACTCCAGCAGAGGTAAACGCATGGATCGAAAGCCGGCGCAAGGGGAGCAAGAAGCGCACGTTCAAGATTCTCGGGAAAAACAAGGCGATCACCACTCGCCGAACGTTCGATTCCGCCATGGGTCAGCGATTCAAGCGAATCTGGAAGGGCAAGGGTGGATGGATCGGAGCGGGCCAAGGAATCGCAAAATTTCAGAAAGCCGGGTCACGCCTGAACATCGGGAAAAACTTCGCCGGAGCCGCACACAAGTGGAAGGCGGGCGGCAGGGCATCCATGAGGAAATCAACATGGGATCCCGCCGGCACGATCGAGAATCTTTATGAGCATGTCGCGACATCCTACGTGCTCAGTAAGGGAGCGCTCGACAAGGCGATCAAAGACGGCGGCGAAAACACCGTCAAATGGTATGAAAAAGCGATGCAGGGGAGACTCAACAAACGGAAATAATGATCACTGACAAAACACTAGATGCGTGGAAAAGCTGGCTGGAAACATCGATTGCCGCGGATGAGGATTCAATCCTTGCTGACATTCCGATTCAGATGCGCGATTCCGAAGAGGTGAAGACCTATCCGGGCATCTACATCGAAGAAGGCGGAAAGCCCCAGAGGATCACCCCTGGCGGCGTTATGGATGGTAATTCTTGGCTTGTGGAGATCATCACAAAGCTCGTCACCACCCCCGGCGATGACGATCAGGCAGCGACATCGAAACTGGAGCACGACGCGATGAGAGACGCGCTGTCGCCGCATATCAGCAGCGCTGACGCCAAGGCGCATATTGACGCCGCCGATGATATTGCGTGTCACCAGCTCGATTATTCGCAACCGGAAACCACAGAGGCTGACGGCTATCGGGTCACCTCGTGGTCATGCGAGGCGGTGGTTTGCGGATGACGATTTCCGGCGTTGACATTGCGGGCGGGTGCCGCATTCCGCTGACAAATGAGCGCTCGAAATTTCTCCGCTGCCATGTATGGCGCTGCCGACGACGACACCGCCACCGGACTCTACATCGGTGAAATCAGCTACTCCTACGAAGTGGACAAAGTGGACCTGAAGAACCACATCGGGTCCACGGTCGGCTTCACTCTCGCAGATGACCGGACCACGGTCAAATTGTCTGGCGCGATCGTCACGAAAACCGCCGGCATGACTGGTGCCGTTGCATCTGTGCTCACCCTCGCGAACACCGCCGCCAACTCGCTGACGCTGACCACCAAGGGCATCTTCTCAACGCCCGTGGCAAACGCCGGAATCGTTGTCATTGGCGCGAGCATGAAGCGGGCAAACTCCGAATATGAGACCGGCGACCTTGATGCGGTTTACCACCCAGGGGTTTCCACAAGCTCCCCTGTTTCCATCACTGACTAACATCCGCACCATGACAAATGACATTTCAAACGACATCCACCCATCGCACGGGCGACATTAACTTTTTCTCCGCGTGCATGGCAATCGGCATCGCGCCGTGCTTTCCCGAGCCCGCGGAAGTCATGCAGAATGACGACGGGCGGGACTATCTGTCATTCCGTCTCAACTCGAAATCCGAGTGCGGGCTGCACGACACGCGGGAGATGAATCAGGCGTGGACCTACCCGAAGGCGTTCGCCGCCGAGAATCCGCATCACCCGTTCTCGATTGTAATGGATTTTTCTAAATCCGCCAAGGGCGCGAGGACCAAGGACGAGTGGATCGAGAAGGCCGCGGCATTCCTGCTGATTTCTCGCGATGCTGTCCGCAAGGCCATCAAGGATATCTCCACGCTTGAGTCTGCCGCGCCAGAGTCGCCGTTGACCTACGTCGTCTGCTTCGTCGTCAACCGCATGGCAGCGATCCAATGGGCGAAGTCAGCGGTCCCGAAAACCGTCGTGAATAAGGGTCCGTCAATCGTGATGATGGACGGCAAGCTGCCTATCCGCAAACAGCGGGAAATCATTTCCTACCTATGAAACCAGAAGAAAAAACAATCGAACTCGCCGCGGTAATCGCAGCGCTATTTATCAATCCAGCGGTCGCTATGTGGCTTTGGAATTGGGTTGGCCCGCAGATTTTCGAAGTCGCCCCACAGGTTGGTTACTGGCAGTCGTTTGCCGTAATGATTATCTGCGGAATTCTTTTCAAGCCCTCAAAATGAAAAAGAAAATCACACTCGAACGCGCCCAATCCGCGAGCGTCACCGCAACCACGAAAACCATCGCTGGGCACAAGGTCTGGCCGGTCACTCATGGCCATATCATCTGGCTGCGGGACATTCGCAAAAACAAGATCATCTGCGGCAAGGCTGAGGATGATTTCGCGATGGCGGAAATCTGCTACGCCTTCACTCAAGCGCCACTCCCCTTGCAGCGCATCGTCGGCACAAAGGCAAAAACCGCGGTCGAAACATTGCTCATTGAAAGCACGCCCGCCGCGCTCATCTCGCTTTTCACCTACGCCTCCGAGCAGCTTGAAATCTACCTGAAAACTCTCACCGCGCCAAAAAAACAGCCGGCAGAGGCAAGCCGCAAGCCTGCTGCCCGTGTTCGGAAGCGGTAATCATTTACGCGCTCGGGAAGTCGGGCCACTCACGAACGGAAATTCTCTACAAAATGCACGCCGGATTAGTAAACCAACTCATGGCCTGTTATTGGATGGATCAAGGCGTCGAGCTTCAATCCGCCGAGGAATCCGCCGCCGGATCGTCCGACATTCTGGAAACGATTGCCAAAATCAAGAAGCGCCCCAAACCTCAATTTGATTTCTAATCATGGCCATCTCAACAAGCATCGTCCTCAAGTTTGCGGGTGCCGCCGTCCAGCGCGGGCTAGCATCTATCCGCAAAGGATTCTCATCCCTCGCCAGCGCCGGCAAGTCCGCGCTGTCGTCGCTGTTTAGCCCCCTGGCCAAACTCGCAGCGCTACTCGGACCCGCCGCGCTCACGGCTGGGATTGTGAAGCTGACCCGTGACGCTTCGGGCGCGGCTGCTGGATTCGAGAATATGAAAAGCCAGTTTGAGCTTTTCACCGGAAGCGTTGCGGAATCGCAAAAGCTCATTGGGGACCTTAGAAAAATCGCCATCGATTCGCCGCTTGAGCTTTCGGATATTTCCGGCGGCGCGAGGATGCTTCTTACCTACGGGGTCGCGGCGGATGAGGTTGCGGACTCAGTTTCCAGGCTGTCGGAAGTTAGCGCTGGAGACGCTGAAAGATTCGGGCGGATTTCCTATGCATTCGGCCAAATCTCATCCCTTGGGAGACTCATGGGAACGGAGCTTCGCCAGCTCACCGAGGCGGGATTCAATCCGCTTGAAAATATCTCAAAGCGCACAGGGGAGACGATGCGGCAGCTTAAGGGCCGCATGGAAGAGGGTGGAATTGCAATCGATGAGGTGAAGCTAGCGCTCAAGGACGCAACATCCGAGGGCGGCAGATTTTTCGGGCTAAACGCGAAGATGGCGCAGACGTTCTCCGGTCGCGTATCAATGATGCGCGACCAGTGGGGAAGATTGCTAGTCGATCTTGGCACGGGTCTCAATAATGGGCTGAAGGTCGCCGTTGACGCAATGACGGCGAACATGCCCGCTCTGTCAGACAGTTTCAAATTAGCGGGAGGGCTTATCGGCCCGGCGATTTCGGATGCCGTCAGCGGTGACATGGCGCGATTTGTTGCCATCGGTGAAATTATCGGGGACGCGATGATGGTTGGCATGAAGACGGCTTTCCAGTCTCTCGGTAAACATGTGATCGTGGCGATGGACGACATGAAGGATGCTCTCATTTCGCCAATGGGTAAAGCTCGTAACAAATGGTCAACTATCGCTGAGTATGACCAGCGCAACCCCGGAACTGCCACGGCATCGGACCTGCTTCAGCACAACATCGATCAGAGCGGGATAGCGGCAAAGTTCGCGGCGATGAAAAATAGCGCTGTCATCAGGTCAGAGGAAAACCCTGGATTCCGTATGGCGAACGGCGGAGAGAGGTCGATTTTTAACGACGCGGCAGGGCGCAAAATAATCCAATTCCTTGAAGGTGTAGCCCCAAATACAGGCGGGAAATTCCGCTATGCGAGGGATGGCGAGCGGTCGACTTTTACAGACGCGACAGGAAACAGGCTGATTCAAATCCTCACGAACATTGATAGGTCACTATCGCCGCAACCATGAGCAGCAAGATATTCTTCCCACCGGGAAAAGCCCACATCCCGCAAGACGACTTCTCGACCAATCCGACCGAAAATGGCGGATGGGAGGGAACCCAATCCTTCTTGATGAAGAAGTCCTCGCTAGTGAAGGGATCGCCTGTCGGCATCCTATTTACCCGCGGCAGGCCAATCATCGCCATTGATCCGAATTGCCCGGTCGCCTACAGCTTTCTAACGCTAAAGACGTTCAAGATCGTTGATCATGCCCCCGGCGTGGTCAAAGTGGATTGCACGTTCACCGGTTACGAGCCGTCCAGCAACAACGGCAGCTCTGGGGAGGATGAGGTAACGATTCCCACCTACTCCCTGCGCGGCAATCTGGAAGAGTCGCCGCTCGTGGACCACCCGAAATGGAAGAATCTGCCGGATGCGTCGAGAAATAATCTCGGGTTGCTGATGAACTATTCCGACCTAATCACCTTCGACATCACCGAGGGGAAATATGGTAAGGTGGATTCAGAGACCGGGGTTTTCACGGCGTTCACTTCATTCGACACGCCGACCGGAGACGAGGCGAAATTTGCACGACTAATCGCGCAGGGCAAGCCGACATACAAAGCCCCGTCTTGGACCTACAACGTGCGCACGGAAGGCTCGACGGGATTCACGGGTTCGCAGTTAGCCAAGCTCGGAAAGATCGTCAGCAACCCTCCCGGCAATCCGCAAAAGCCTGGCGCTGGCTGGACATGGCTCCTTGTCGGTCCTGACCAGCAGCAATCCGGCGAAAAGCGATTCTTCAAGGATCTGCAATTCCAAGTCATTCCCGATACTGATGAAAACCGATTCCTCTACGACTGATGATTGTTAAAGCGCGAGGAACCGTTACCGTGCCAAGGCTGCCTGCATCCATCGGCGCGGTTCTAGGATGGTGCCGGGATGTCAACCGGGCGATCCAACAGCTACGGGACCGGGCGATCGTCGTTTCCGGCGGCGGGGGGAGAGGCGGCGCGACCGGAAGCAATGGCTGCCCGTTCGGCGAGATCATCGACACGCCCGACAGCGACCCGCCAACCAAGTCCATCCGCGGAGGACTGATGGTCTGCGGGGATAAGAATTTCAACGTGCCGGATTATGTGATCGGAGCCGGCGATGCAATAGGGCTGATCGAAATAAGCCTATCCGGCATAGATCCGGCGACCGACGACGACGACGAGATTTTCCTGTCTGGAGTCATCACGGCTAGCGGCACGCCAACATGGGCAGGCGTCACGACGGAAGCGGGCTACACGGACACGACCAACCCAACCGACCCGACCGGAACAGGAACCATCATTGTCGGAATCGGAGCGCTAACCGTGGCTGACGGGGTTGTCACATTTTACCCAACGGGCTGCGGGACCATTCGCGTAGGCCAGTGCGCCGGAATTCTTTCATATAGCCGAGGATGATCATTAGGACGAGTCAAGACGCCGCCGCGGTTGATTGTTGCGGATGCCTGCCGCCAACATGCGCCGAACCGCGCAAAGAGTGCGAATCAATCACCGGCACGGTCTCGAGCGTCGGTCATTTTAACCCGACCAACACCGAGTGGATCATTTACCTGAAAAGCGGCACGAAGTCCGAACAGGGCGGCGGGCATACATCGGTTGACGGCAACACTGTTTATTCGACCAGCTCGTTTGAATCTTCCGGCACGGAATTTGCCATTAATTTTTCCGGGTCCGTTGGTAGCGGGGAAGATTGCAAGGTGTGGGATTCCGGCGAAGAGGATTTTTGTGATACGTCTGGAACAACGACCCTCAGCTACTACGACGGGGAGGGCGAGGACAGGGAACTAGCCACTCAATATGTCACTACCCGCGCCCTCCTTACCGGCGAGACCGATGAGCACCAGGAGTGGGAAACCGTACACCCAGACCCAGAGGGTGAGGCGGCGGATTACGCGGAAGCCCTGGCGGAATACAACGACGTTTCGCTGCCCGCTTACAACGCAGCAATGACAGCATGGTATGCCGATTATGCCGTCTGGATTGCCGATGGCGAGGTTGGCGATCCGCCAGTGGAACCGGTAGCGCCGGAAGCTCCCATAGAGCCGCCAGCGGAACCCGCGGAAAACTACGTCTGCGCGTGGGAGGACACGACATCCCTGAGCAACCCGAATGAGGATCCGCCGGTTTTCATCCCAGACTGGCAGGTCGAACGAAATCAGCCGCACACCACGATGCACGGAGCGCCTGGCGTCGATGTGGTTTATTCCGATGTTTACGAGGGGCCGTCAACTTATGCAGAATGGGTAGAGGCGACCCGCGCCGCCGTGCTTGCCGAACTGGACTTTACGAATGAGGCGTGCATAACCGGATCGGCCTGCACTTCGTCCTATGTTGTAACGGGCGAGCCGGAGGGAAGCGGCTCGATCATCCTCAGCGCGACGAAAGCCCGCTACCGATTCGGCGTTCCTGAGGATTTTTCGACAACCGAAGCCCCGCGCTCGACCTGGGAGATGCAGTGGGACGAAGTGTTTTTCCCAACTGGATACGATGACGAGATAGACGACCCAGAAGTCACCCCACCCGACCCGCTACCAGAGGGCTGGGAGCATCCACGGATTGCCGACCCTGAAGCGCCCGCACCGTCGCTCGTAGCGAGTCAGGAGTGGGTATGGGGCGGCAGCATGGAAAGCCCGTGGTCCCCATGGCTTGAAATCGACGTTCCGACAGAGGACGGCGAAACCCGCCCGGTCAACGCGATGGTGAAGTGCTACAAATCCACCCGGCTAGGCGTCAAACCCACCGCGATCGGCGAAATCTACCCGCTGCCGGAATGAAATGGAAACGGCCAACGAAACGGATCCGCGGAGCCGGTGACCTCGTGGCGATCGTCGCACAACCCATCGCCGGAATGATCGACCGCATCGCCGGGACCGACCTCAAGAATTGCGGAGGATGCGCAAAGCGACGCGCAGACTGGAATCAGGCGATGCCTTTCGGGAAATCGGAACCTTGACATTGCGGGGTGGTCACGCACTACCCCCGCCATGACGGTTACGGGGACACAGGCGCGATTTGAACTGACCGGATCAGCGAATTTTGACGCCGTGCATGTGACCGGCAGCGCGATCATCGGCAGCCCGCTAACCACCCTCGCATACGCGACGCCGCCAGATATCATCTATTCGCTCGGCATGAAGATATCAGCCGGCAATCCGCTGGTGATCGACATGGAAACGGGGATCGTCACCGGCTCGGTTGCTGGGGTTTCGCAGGTCGAGACAGCTACGGTTATCTCAGCAGCCGGAATAACCGGCGACGGCAACGCAACCGTTTCGATCACAGGTTCTGAGCTTGATCCATACACCGTGGTTTTGTCGGTTCCGGTGACAACCGCCGAAAGCACGGCGTCTCTCGTGGCCGCTGAGATCCGGTCATTCATGGCGACCGACGAATCCGCCGCTCAAATTTTGGAATTTTTTACTGTCGGAGGAACCGGCGCGGATATCGTCATTACGAAGATTCTGGCAAAGTCTAACGATAGCGCGCTAAACATCGCAATCGCCAACGGCACATGCACGGGCATCACGTCAGCGCCAACATCAACCGATACAACTGCCGGGGTGTCTGCGTCATTCGCTTACCGAATCGCAGGCTCTCCATGGGAAGCTGTTGACGCTGGGGGCGTCCCGCTTGCCACGGCAACGAAGATTTACGCATTCCTCGCCATTTGCTCCGCCGCCCCTGGGACCACCGTTGATATTAACGCGTCGTCTGGATACTCGGTCAACGAGAAGACGCCGTTTGTCAAAATGGGGGTTAACTCATATGGAGATCACTCGTGGGCCGGGAGCACCGTGACGTTCAGCTCGGACGATGAAGTTTTAATCACCCTCGATATCCACGCCGGAACCTAATGGACTGCCCCGAATCATTTTCCCCGCCCTATTTCGACGTTTTCCTGCCGATCGTCTCGGGCGACACTTACCCGGAAGGGATCCAGTTTGACGAGGACGGAATCGACTGGGATCTGTCCCGCGTCACCATCGATTTTAAGCTCGATCCAGCGCAGGAAACGGAAAGCCTGAAACTCGATTCAGATACCGGGGGTGTGACGCTGCTGACGACATCGGCTAGCGGATGGGCATTCCTGATTCCGTCATTCGAGGTCACGCTTCCCGCTGGCGATTACATCTACCACGTCCGCGCATTTTTTGGCGACGATCACAAGCGCACGCTGCTTTCCGGCGTTTTCCAAGTCCAAGCATCCATCTAATGATTATCCACCGAAACAGCGAAATCATCAATCTCACGGTCACGAAAACCGGGATGACGGGACCTCCTGGCGCAGCGTCTGACGGCGGCGGATCATTCGCGACCATCACCGGCGATCCGACCGACAACGAGGCGCTTGCCGAGGCTCTAGCCGAGGCCGGAACGGATCTGACCAGCGGCCCGGTCACCAGCTCTGGCGGCGTCTCGGCCATCGATGACGCCGCGCTATCCATAGCGAAAACCAACGGCTTACAAACGGCGCTTGATGGAGTCGCTGAAACCAACGGAAAAACCGCCACCCTCGCCCGCTTCACCCAACTAACCGCTGGCGCTTTTGTGGCCAGTGGCGACTCGCCGGAAATCGGCGGCGTTTACCGTATCGCCAGTCAGAACACGGAACCACGGATGACGGTCCAGACCGGCGGCGGAATCGCCGGCAGCGGCACGCTCGCGGACGGCAACGGGCAACTCTACTATTTTGGAAATGATCCGGGAAAAACCTGCCGTTCCTATGTGTTTGAAGTGGAATACAAGCCGATCACCAGCGGAACCGGGATCGCCTCCGGGGTGATCACGTTCTCGTTTCACTCAAGCCCGGTGCTACCAGACACTTACCTCGGGTTACTTCCATTGCCTGCTGGAATGCTGCACATTCAAACGTCCGAAGGTGGCATTGGAGACTTACATTTCGGTTATGCCCATGCTCAAGGGGCAAATTTCACTGCTATTCCAGCCGTTGGTGAAACGGCATCTGGTGGAATTTATCTCTGGAATCCAGCAAACCCAACCGGATCACTTCCCCGCAATAAAAAATTCACCATCGAGTTTCAATTCGAGGGCGAGGAATGCCGAGTGATTTGCATGGGGAGGACCATGGTTTTCCGCTCGCCCCACATTGCGGCAGCGGCACCACGCTACTGGTTTTTTGAGTCCTGTGGAGCTGCCAGTAATTCAAATGCGGCATTTCCGGTGTTGCACTCGGTTGCCATCGACTCCGACAAGTGGCAGGCAAATGCGGAACAGTCACAGACCTTGCGGGAGTTTGTTATGGGATCTCCGCTTGAGCGCCCAATCGTTCAAGGCGGATCTGCGGCCACATCATCCTTGACCCTGAAAGCCACAAGCTCAGGTTCAGCGGCATCAGGGGCTTCAATTGCCTTGTTCGGCGGCTCCACCACTCGCGTCTTCACTGGCGCTTATAACGGATTTATGTCACTTGGTGACACCGCTCCAATCAATACCATCGCGGCATGGCCGCGCATTCAGCTCTTGGGGTCGCAAACACAAGGCAGCGTGATGGTGACCAACTCGTTCACGCAGTCCGCGAATAAGGATGCATCGATAAATTTCGGCCACTACACCGGACAGACATCAGGGCTAGTTGCGGGAATCCGGGTTACATCAACATCAGGCGAAACGATCACTTCTTACGGCGGATCAAATGCTTCTATCCCCGCCACAATGAGGCACTCGTTTTATACTGGCGCGACGACCACCACATACGGCGGCGGCACGGAGCGGATGCGGATTTCGTCGGATGGCGCAGTTGAGGTATTCGGGGCGCTTACGGCGGCATCGTTCCCATCCGCAAACCTTACCGGAGACATCGCCGCCGCCCGCATCGCCAGCGCGCTGGCTGGCGGGACTCTGCCGGTTAGCGCGACGACGATCGCGGCGAGTGGAATCATTGCCGCGCCAACGATCAAGGCCGCGTCTGGCGGCTTGTCCATCGTCACAAACGCAACCGGGCCATCAGGCGCTGGCAGCGTGCGGTTTGGAGGGGTGGCTATCAACACCCTCGAATCGTGGGGCGGCACAGCGGGGGGCGCGCTTTATATTTATTCAGAGGGAGCTCTGCGAATGCTTATTGGCGGATCTAGCGGGATGGTATTTTACCAAAATGCCTACCCCGACAGCACGGGGTTAACTCTTGGGCTTTCTGGGAAACGGTGGGGGACGATGTTCGGGACCGCAATCGACGCATCCGGCACCCTCGCCGTCACCGGCATTTCAAGCCTGACCGGCGGCATGCAACTCGGCACGAAAACGGTCGGAACGCTGCCAACCGCGAGCGCGAATCCCTATCTGGAATTCGTCGTCACCGATTCGCTCGCTCCTGTTGTCGGATCAACCGTCGCATCTGGCGGAAGCGCAAAATGCAAAGTCATTTCCAACGGCACCGCTTGGCTAGTCTCAACCGTCCTTTAATCATGTCACAAATCATCTACACCATCGCAATCGCTGACGGGCAATTCCAGGGCGCATCGCATCACACTGACGGGCAGGATGCCGCCCCTCTGGACCTGACTGCGCTCGCCGCAATCGTTCCGTCAATCAACGCCGCGGCCGTCGAAAAGCTCGGCGTGATCGAAGCGCAACTGTCAGCGCTCGCCACGCTGCAAGCCACCATGACCGCCCATGTGACCGCTGTCCTGCAATCCCGCGACCCGGCGCAATACGAGGCGCTTGCAATCGAGTTTCTGACGCCGGAGCAAGACAGGATCCGTGCCGAAAAACTCGCCCAACTTGAGGCGCTGAAAACCGAACTCGGATTATGAAAGCCATCCTCGCCATCTGCCTGCTTATCGCGTCATGCGCGCCGAAAGCCATCATTGTCGAGCCGATCGCCCCCGCCGTGGTCCGCGCTCGAGCGGAGGTTCGTGCTGCGGCCGTCAGCTCCGAGCGACTGCAGGAGTCGGTCTCAAAGGTTGACTCTGGAATCCATTCGGCTGCTGCAGTAATTTCGATGGCGCTCAAATCATCCGAGCGGCTTTATGCTGCAGGAATCGCCACACCTGCAGAGCTGCATGATCAGTGGCGTGCGATGGTGGGGCTGCAGTCAGCGGTTGCTGCAGTAGTTGCCGACAGCGAGGCGGCGACCCGTAACGCCACGGAACAAGCATTCCTCCGCCGGGTATCCGACAAGAGCATGGATGCGCTGGTCCCTGTTGCGGTCAAGGCTGACAAGCAGGCTGTCGAGTCCGCAACCGCCCTCGCTAAACAGGCCGACAATGCCGCGCTCGGCAAGGCGATGAAGTGGCTTTTCTGGATCGCCATCGCAGCAACCATCATCGGCGGGGTTGCCATGCTCGCCGTTCGATTTCTCAAGCCTATCTGATTTATGACTACGCCTCCCTCGTTCAATTTCTCGGAATACGTGATTCCGTTTCTCATCACCCAGACCAACGCCGGGATTGCCTTCATCCTCACCGAAGGGATGTTTACCGTGCTCGTCGTGCAGTTCTTCACGGTGCTCCTGTTCGTGCTCAAGGATGTGTCGGATAGGCGAACCCGCAAGGAAGAGAGGGACGAGCGCAAGGCCGATAGGGAGGCTGCGGTAGTCGCCCGGAAAACGATCAACGAAAAGATCGACGACAACACGGTCATGAATGCGACCGCGCTCAATGCTGCCAACGGACTCAAGGCGGAAATCGCCGACTCCATCAAGCTGGTGGAGACCGCCGCAACCCTCATCTCTCAGCCGCAGCAAACCAAACCGCTCGGGGATTCCGCTGAAAACCCCGTCCACACGATAACGCCATGAGTCTATCAAATCACATCGTCTCAATCGCCCGCTCTGAAATCGGAGTCACCGAAGTCAACGGCAGCAACTGCGGGCCGAGGGTCAACCAGTATAAAGCCGCGACATGGCTAGATGCCTCGCAAGCATGGCCGTGGTGTGCAGCCTTTTGCTGCTGGGTTATCCGTGAGGCGATGACGGCTGCAGGCATCAAGGAGACGGCAGGATTCAAGCGGCCCCACACTGCCGGCGCGCTCGACCTTGAAAATTGGTCCCGCGAGCAAGACGCCAGCACATGGACAAAAACCCCGCCGGATGGGGATATCGAGCCGGGCGACGTGATCACTTTCCGATTCAAAAATGGTGGCCACTGCGGGTTCGCGATCAGCGCGCCGGATGCGGGCGGATACGTGGATACCATCGAAGGAAACACCGACAGCGCGGGCAGTCGTGAGGGTGGTGGCGTATTTAAAAAGCGACGGCATATCCGGGATATCCACGGCAGGATCAGATTTCGAGTTTGACGCCGCGCCCGGTTCGCGCTATCACTCCCGCGCGGCTTGAGGGGCGCCAAGTAGCTCTTGGTAAGGTTAGCGCCCGTCCCGATAGCCGCGATATTTTCAGCGCGTGTAACTCAACGGTAGAGTGTCAGTTTTCCAAACTGGATGTTCTCGGTTCGAATCCGAGCATGCGCTCCATTTTCGCCTGATGGGAGACCCCGTTGGGAGCTAGCCGAAAGACAGGCCCGCAGGACTTTGTAAACCCTGCGGGCTTTTTCGCGCCTCCGATAAATTAGAAATGATTCCTTGCGGAAACCCATGCGCGCGGGTATTTCTTTTCCCGTCAACCAACCGCCAAACCAAAATGAAAACGATCAACTGGACCACCGCCACCGGAGCCGCTCTTGACGTAACCGTCTCGACCGGATTTGAGATTAACCGCCAAGGCATCCGCAAGACCAGCGGCGAAAAGGAAGTGATCATCACCGCCGCCATCAACGGCAAGAGCGAGCGCCATATGGGCATCCAAGCCGTCACGGGTCACGCAACCTGCATCGCCAAGATCGGCAACATCGGACTGACCGCCGAGACGCTGGCCCCAATCACCGCCGCCATCGGAGCGGCCAAGGCTGAGATCGCCGCCCACAACGCGGCGCTTGCCGCACACGCCGCAAACCTCGACAGCCTCGGCAATGGCGACATTAACACCATGTTCGGCGCTGACGCCTGATCCATCTAAAATCCCAACCAAAACAACCATGAAAACACTGACCACCATCGTCTGCATCGCGGGAAACGCCGAGAAATCCCACAGCTTCATCCGCTCCCATTCCGCTAAAAAGCCGACCCACGCCGGAGCCGCCCGCATGGTCGCCAAGAAGCTCAATGACGACAATGATTCCGGCGGGGAGTATCCCATGCTCAAACCGTCCGACATCAGCGTTTCGCGCATCGAGTATTGCGACTATCAAACCCGCTAACCCAAACCCGCCGGGGTTCGATCCCCCGGCTATCCAAACAGCCGAAATGAACGACACTAGAACCGAAAAAGAAAAATACGAAGCATGGCTTCGCGCCGTTAACCTCTGCGCCCGTAACGGGTGGCAATACATCTCCTGCTGGATATTCCGCTCGCCATCTGGCACGCTGCACGACCTTTCGGCAAGCGATCTCACGCAACTCGACCGAATCGAGCGCGAGGGGCTGTCTCTGGCGTAACGGCGAAAACCACAATCCAGCCATGAAACAAAAAAACGAAGCGGCCCAAGCAATGGCCCGTCTCAGCCACGCCGGGCCGGTCTCCGAAAAACGGAAAGCCAACGCCCGCGAAAACGGGAAGAAGGGTGGGAGACCGAAGAAGCCTCCGTTCGCATCGACGCTCCATCGCGACGGGACGGTCACCATCTGGAATATTTACGCGCAGGAATGGGTGAGAACGGAAGCGCCGTCCGATCAGATTCTAGCCAGCCTGAGCCGGGACGAGCGCGACAAGATCGAGGCGCATCTTGCGAAGTGATACGACCCAGCCCGCTCCAAGCCGGAGCGGGCTTCATATCACCGGAAAAACCGCTCTCCCGCCGCCTTAGTCACCGCCCGCCGATAGTGCCGGAACAGCGTAGAGCTGCCCGCAGCATGCCCCATCGCTTGCTTTGCAGCGTCCTCCCCGAACGCCGCCAGATAGTTGCTGCCGAACGTGTGCCGGCAAACATCGACCATTTCAGCAATCCCAGAATCCCGCCGGATCCGCTGCCATTTTTTCCGCCAGCCGCTCGGGCAAACCGGGCCGGATTTCGGATGGTCGCCGATCAGTCGTCGCAACCTGGACGTGATCGGGATGTGCCTGTCACTTTTTGTTTTGGAGACGTGCCGAGGAACGTAAATCTCCGACTCGCCAACCGCGGACCAGTCGAGCCGGCCAATCTCGCCAGACTCCGAATCGGGACGAATCCCGGCAAAAATCAGCAGCGCGATAACCCGCTTCTCGTCAGCGCACTCGCAGACGCGCAAAACCCGCCCGGCTTGAGATGGCGACAGGATGTCGATATGCGACGATTTCCGGTGTCGCTCCCGGTAGCCGATTATTGCCGAGAGATAGCGCGCGCGGTTGTCGATGGTGCTGCGTTTGATTTTGGATTGCTCGGTCAAGGCGCGCTCCATTTCGGCGCGGTCAACCGACGCGCAGGGGAGCGCCATAAACCACGCAGGAACCCACCGCGGCAGTCTCCCCATGTCGTCGGCGTATCGAGGTGCCCACTCCTGCTCCATGGCCAGCATGGCGCGATCGTAGCGCTCCCGAAACGTCTCGCGATCCGACTCGCTGGGCAGTCTCGCCATCGCCATCCGCGCAGCCTCCGCAACTGTTATCCCGCTGCCCGCAAGGATCCGCTCGGCTTCTTTTGCCTGGATCGCGAGGGTCGCCGATATCATCGACCCGCGAACGCCTGACGAGTGCGAGGCGCGAATGGATGCAGCGAATTTGAGCGCCTTGCTGCGATCTGGGAAATACCTCCGAACTCGCTCGCCGGCGGGACTCATGGACGCAGGGACTGAGACCATCCATCCGCGGGAAGTTTCGACGGGGAGGAATTTAGGAGGCGCTGCCACGGGCGGGGATAAGGGATGCGGAAGACTTCCTGATCAGCTGTTCTCGGAAGATTTGATTTCCTCCACGATGATCCGGTATTTCGGCACGCCATTCACTTTCACGTCGAGCGCGTAGCCGGGTTGCACGAGCTTCACCACAGAGTTCAGCGCGTCGCTCGTCACGTCCTGCTTGCCTTCCCTCCAGGTTTTCCCGTCCTTGCAGAGGCGTCCCACGAATATCCTCTCGGACAGCGCGGCGAGGCCGACAACCAACCGAGAACAAGTAGTCGTTGGCAACCCGCCATCTGGGGCGAGTTCGGGCGTTGAGTCTGATGGGGCAGTTTTCATGGTGTCGGAGATTTGGTGTCGGCGGTTGCCAAGACAGGAGCGTTCGTCCGGCGGAATGCCCGTGGGTGCAGTATCTGTTCGCGGGGATGACGGTCGGCGTGATCTAGCCCCCAATACATCCGTGCATGAAGGCGGGTCCACGACTGCCCCTCGTCAATCCGGGTGATGGTGCATGATCTCCATTGGCCTTCTCCACGGTAGCCATCCCACAGGTATTCCAGCGTTTCGCCCACGGTCGGCTTGATCGTTTTGTCAGCCTTGGCCGCAAGTTCCTGCCACGGACGAACAAGGGAGCGCATACGACCCGGAGAAGCTTTTCTGTTACTTTTCATTGGCTTGATCTTTCGCTCCGGGCGCATGGCCCCCAGCGCTCGGTCAGCGGAATCACTCTCCATAATACTAGCTGGAAAGCAATAATATTTGTCGCCACTATCGCCACATCGCAGAACGATGAGGAAGGAAACATGAGCAATCATGCATTGGAAAATCAACAGATTGGGGAGCCGGCTGAGGGATTTGAACCCTCGACCTACTGATTACAAATCAGAGGGCAAATTCATACGGCGCTAGGCGAATCGGCGACGGGTTGAGAAATCGCCTCCAAATCGCCACATCGCGTTTTTTCTGGGAGGGATTGGGCTTTCCGCCGAATCTGATTAAGCTTCTCGCTCGCCCACTTTTTCAGAGGTCCAGTGTCCATTCCGTTCGCCTCGTTCTCTTCCTGCGCTTCTTCCAGCGAAGGGAAATCGGACTCGTAAATTTCCTCGTCATCTTCAGTTTTCTCACCAGCTTGGCACCGCTCCCGATACTCCGCGAATGCCTCTACCTCGTCCAGGACTTGGACGACTACCTCGCCAGCTGGCGAGCACTTGTATTCCGTCTTGTTCTCGGATTCCTCCGGCGTGTGCATCCACACGATCAGGCGCGCCTCTTGCATCGCCTTTGCTCTAGCCGCTTCAAGTTGAGCTTTCGTATATTGCTTTCGCCCGCCTTTCAATCGTGACGCGGCGTTTCCATAACAGAGGAATCGCCCTTCCAGTCGATCCATGACTTGTTGCCATGGCTTTTGCTCATGGTCAAAATCATGGACGATGCCTTTGCTGATGCTTAAATTGCCATCCGCCCAATCAGAGGGCGACGCCCCATCGCTTTGGAGTTCATCATTGAGCTTTTTGATTAGAGCGTCCTGCCGCTTCAGAAGCTCGCCCGCTTCCAGCAACGCCTTCTGATTTGCCTGAGTCGCCTTCGTCATGGTTTCCAATTCGTGACGCATTGCAGTTTCTGCCATTTCAGCCCGCCCCACCATGTCGGAGGCGTCTTCGCATTCGGTGAGCAGTTCAAGCGCGAGCTGTTTAGAGATGAATCCGATGTATTGGCCCCCTGCGAGATTTACGTAATGAGCCTCGTCTTGATCGGCTCGTGATGTGTCTATTGGCGTTTTCATGGCTGCTTGGCTTGGGTATCGCCGAGGGATTGAACCTCGGCGGTATTTGTATCACAGACCCATGATTTTGTCGATATCAGCCTTGGTGCGGACGATCTTCCAATATCCGCCGGTTTTCGCGTGGCGGACTTGGATCATCGTGCCGTGGTCGTTGACTTCCATTTCGAGTTTGATCGCGTAGAGCAGTGCTTCGGTGGTGTTGGACATGCGCAAAAACTACCCCTGCGCATGGGTTATGACAAGCGGGAAGTTCTAATTTATTTGGACGCGAAAAAACCCGCACCTCTTGGATTTCAGGTCCAGTCGATGCGGGCTTACGCGAACCGGACTCGAACCGGCGACCAAAACGGTTCTGCCAACTGAACTACCGCGCGCAGGAAGGATAGCGCGACGGGGCGCAGGCGTCAAGGCTTCACTTCCAGACGATCAGCAGCGGCGGGGCTGGATTGAATTTACCGCTCCCCCGACACCGCGAGCACGGGGATTTGCGGTCGGGCGATTCGGATTTAACGTCCGGGATTTTGCCAAACCCGCCGCAGTTCGAGCATGCCGCGCCAGGTGCCGGGTGCTCGATCAGGAATTTTTCCCCGCGTTTGAGTTTGCCAGCGAGAACTGCCGGCGTGGTCCCGCGGTATTTCCGGGCGATGATTTCCGCGACCGTGGAGAATTTCGGCGAGTCGATCGGGATGTCCACCATGGGATACGGCGTCGGCGGCAGCTCCGGGAGCGCTGGGGCGTTGATCGGCGCGTCACGGTCCAGTTGTGGGCGGGCGTCGGTCTGAGCCGTCAGCGGGAGTGACATGGCGAGGAATAAGGCAATCACGAGTTCTTTCATATTTTTTGGCTTTTAGGGGTTATTTAATTTAACGGATCCGCAGATCCTGCTTTTATTACCATATGATTCTGGCAGACTGGCGAAGCCTGGTCAACCTTGGCGAGTATTTGGGCGGTTTGGTTTTGGCTCACGCCCTCCACGCCCGCCACGTTTAGCGTTGGCCTTTTCAAGGATCCACTGGGTCAGGAGCGCCGACATCGTGGTGTCGCTGTCCTTTGCGAGCTGTTCAAAGAGTTCTTTTGTGCTCGGTGAAAGCGACACGTTTTGGCGGGTTTTCCCTTGTTCTATACGGTTTCCTTGGTTCATGGTGCGCCCATTTTACCAAAAACCAATGCGCACGCAATGGATTTTTCGTGTGTAGTATTAATCATCGCGCATATTTTGTGTTGCTCGTGGATACGGCGTGTGTAGGTTTTGCGCATAGATGACTACAAACCAACCACCCACAACGAAGCCAAAACGCGGAGCGCCTAAGAAAAAGGTGACCAAGGTTCGGCAAAATATTTCGATCAACCCCGCCGTTCTAAAGGCTGCGCAGAAGCTGGCATGCGCCGATGGGTTGTCGCTCTCGACGTGGCTTGAACAGCTCGTGCGGGGCAAACTGGAGGAGGTGATGCCATGAGTGATAACGCGCTAGTATGCGTCATCGTGGCCTCATGCCTAGCTGGTTGCGCCACCTGCTCGGTATCCGGCGACATCCGAAAAACGAGGGACACCGAAATCGAATCCATCGAACGCCTCGAAATCCTGAAGGCGACAGGAAAAATGGAGGTGAAGCCATGAGCGCGACAGCCCCAATCACGCTCCCGACCAAGCGGCTGGAGACGCAACTCGCGGCCAAGCTCGTCAAGCTCGGCAAGTTGGAGGCTGAGATTGCCACGATTGAAACCTCCATTGCCTGCCGCGCCTGCCCGTTCATCCCCGGCGACCGGATCACGTTCCAGCGCCCAGGTGTTGATTCGCGCAAGCAGACCGGGACGGTATCCCGCATCCTATATGCTGGAGGTCGCGACCTCTGGAAGGCTGAAGTTCTTCGGGATCACGCCATCACCGCCGTGACGGTTCGGGCATTTACCAACCCTAAGCTGGTGGAGGTTTCCATGAAGGGAATTCAAGTCGGAGTGCCAACAGCCAACCGCAACGCCGTCAGGGTTCTCCTGAGCGGCACGGAAGCTGAGTCCCTGAAATGGGTCCGTCACCACGCGGAAAACGCGGAGTGGCTGAAACTGGCGATGGAGATCGAAAGGGACAAGACTGTCCGCTTTTCGTCAGTCCGCAAATTTATTCAGGCGCTTCTCTCGAAATTGGAGGTGGCGCTGTGAGCGCGCCGAACCACGGCGGGTTTGCGTTTCCGGCCCCAAACAGCGCGAACGCCAACGGGCAAGAAGGCATGACCCTCCGCGACTGGTTCGCAGGGAAAGCGCTCGAAGGAGAGTTGGCCAGCTCGTCAACCGAGATGTCGTGCCGTGCCACTTCGGAGGCAGCGACCAGAGCGGGCAGGACGGTCGAGAGTCATATCGCGCTCAACTGCTACAAGCTCGCCGACGCCATGCTTGCCGCCAGAAATGGAAAGGAGCCCGCATGAGCGCCACGACGACACTAGAGGCGCTGTGCGCGATGGTCGACGCTGTTACCGAGGGCGACGACGACAAGCTCGCAGCGGCCACCGTTGACGCGTTAGACGTGATCAACCGGGAGATGCGGGAGACGGCGAAACCGCGGTCCGTGAGCGGCTATCAAATCAAAGGGGCTGGCTCTGACGCCTACGTTGTGGACGCTGCTGGAAATGATGTTGTCGAGACGGTAAGGCTTGGCGCCGAGTATGCCGTCAAGTTCGCGGGGGATGAAATCATGCAGATTATTTGCGCCGGGTTGAACGCGACGGCGAAACCTGCGGCTCGGTATTTCCGTGATGGCGAGACGATCTGGAGATTCCGGGGCGGTGAGGCGCATGTGCGGTGCGAGCGCTACGGCCCGCAATGGACCGGATCCGTCTGCGGAATCGAGGATATGGATACCGAGCCAGAAATCTCAGCCGAGGAGGGCGAGCCATGAGCGACCCGAAAGTATCAACATCCGCAGAGCTAGCCAAAGCTCTCGGGGTAAACGTCTCGACCGTAAACCGCTGGCGCAGCGAGGGCTTAATCTCCGCGAAAATCAGCCGGCCCGGATTCGTCCGCTACGACATCCCCGAGGTGATCACTAAGCTCGCGGATTCGTCCTACGAGAAAGACCCCGGCATGGCCCCAACCCTCTAACGATATGACACTCAAAACAGCAACCTCCTATCAATTCTGCCGCTTTGATTTCATCCATCACGAGGTGACCACATCGTATGACCCGGATTCGATGGTCGATCACGATCATTCTGCCGCCGAAGCAATCGCCGACCAGATGGAAATCGATGGATGGCGAGACGGCGCTTGCCCGCCTTGCGCTATCCGTTACGCCGCTTGCCTCCATAGCGAGCACAACGCCGACCAGGACCGAGAAATCGAGCGGTCACTCTAATTGAAAATATCCACCACAAAAGTCAGAACCATACCCATGAACATTACCTACACTCAAGAAATCAGCAAAGAACCGCGCTGCGAAGAGCGCCGCCGCCCCGTGAAACGCTACCTCGTGCCAAATGGTCAGTGGTCGAAAGGCGCGGAATTCACGAGCAACTACCCATTTTCGGGAATGCTAATTGCCGGCACCGCGAAAGGCCAACTACCCGCGCTCCGGCGATCCGTCCGCAGCAAATACACCCCGCATGTCGGGCAGAAGCAGGCGCTCAGGAATCTCTAAGTCATGAAACTGGCAATCGCCGCATTTCTCGGAATCAACTTCATGATCGGGCTGATTCTAATCTCGCTGTATCACCAATGACGAAGCCTAGAACGCCTGAGCAAATCGAGCACAAGCGGGCGTATCACGCGACCTATCGAAATCCGACACGGATAGCTGTCAAGGCCAAGCGGAACGCGAAGAAGCTGGCTGATGCCAGGACTGAAATCCGGCGCATGAAGGCCGAGATCCAAACGCTCATCCTCCTGCGAATCCGCCCGTGTGACAACACCAAATCAGTAATCCGAAAAGTAAAAAATATAATCAAGAAATACTCATGAAAACAACAATAGAAATCCCCGCCCACTTGCCGCAACCGCCAGCACCGCCGGAAGGCATGGAGTGGCAATATCGCGGGATGGGTTGGGAAGCTGAAAAGCCAAATTTGAACTATGCATACACTAGCTCGCACCGCGATAACTGGGTGAGCATGCTGAATGACTCAGCGACATGCGGATCCAAAGGGCGCCACTACCTCGAAGCCGTCCCGATCGCCAAGCCGCGGTTTGTGGCGGGGGAGGACAGTTGTGGCAGCGACCGTAACTTCAACTCTTACAATGTGGATGATTTGCGACCCGAATACAGAGATGGTCGCAGCCATACTGGGCGCATCGTGATCTATAGCGACACTCCAGAACTCCGCGACCGGATCGTGTCGCTTTTGAATAACTCGCCCGAGCCTATCGAAGCTCCGCAATTCGACTGGTCCGCGCTATGGTCCGAACTGCCTAGCTGGATCGGGTGGGTTGCGATGGATGCTAATGGCACGTGGTCAGGATACACAATCAAGCCGGTTGTTCAAAGGTGCTGCTTTCTGTCGCCATCAACTGAATATGCCATCCCCGCAGAATTCGCCCCGCCAGCCGCGACCGACTGGAAAACATCACTCACCAAAAGGCCATGAAACCATATATCTACCGCCTACCACGCCCCGCCAAACGCGGCAAAGTCCGCTGGGGCGCGCTCGCCATCTACGCAGGCTGCCTCCTAACCATGATTGCGCTCGGGACCGCTGTCGTGCTCGCCGGATTCGCGCTCATCGAGCATTTCCTCCCATAATCTCCAACTGAAATAAATATGAACCGACAACAAGCCGCCGAACTCGCCCCGATCATGCAAGCCTTTGCCGATGGGAAGGAGGTGCAATATGTCAGCACCGCTAAAAACAAATGGGCCGACGCACATAATCCATCTTTTGTTACATCCGTCAAATACCGCATCAAGCCCGAGCCGCGGGAGTTCTGGATTTGCTTCGATAAGGGCGGAAGCCCGATTGATAGCAGCGCGCTCAATTACGAGGTCGAGCAGTCCCCGCTTCCCGCTGGACGCCGCCAAATCCGCGTCAGCGAAATCCTCGACTAACCCCAACCGAAACCAAAATGAATACACAACCAATCACCGCCGAGACCGTGGAATTTGAAATCGTTCTCGCTGATATTAAACAAGTATCAACCGAGCTATCCGTTCCATCCGACAAGGCGTCAGCGCTTTTCGTCCCATTTGTCGAACCATTCAAGGTCGCCGCGGCACTACTCGCCAAGGAGTCCGAAGCACTATCATCCGCCGAAGCCCGCGCACTCCGACTGCAAATGGTGAAGGCAAGAACGTCGATCACTGCAACCAAGGATGAATCCAAAAGTGACATTAAGCTCTCCGGCAATATCATCGACTGGTTCCACAACAAGGGGCGTGACCGGCTCGCGGCAGCAGAAGCTCGGCTGATGAAAATCGAAAAGGAGGAAGAGCGCGCCGAAACTGCTCGCGTCCAGGCCCTGAAAGACGAACGCGCCGAGGCGCTGGCAACGATCGAACATGAGCACTTCGGCGCTAACCTGGGCATGATGAGCGCCGAGCAATGGGGGGCATATCACCAGCAGGCCAAGGACGCTTTCCTTGCCCGCCGTGAGCGTGAGGCCAAGGCAAAAGTCGAAGCTGAAGCCGCGGCCAAAAAGGAAGCGGAAGAGCGTGAGGCGCAACGGATGGAAAATATCCGGCTGCGGGATGAGCGCGACAAGGCGCTCGCCGAAGCTCGGAAGAAAGAAGCTGCCGCCGCAAGGGCTGCGGAAATCGCCCGCCAACAAGCCGACATCGAGCTGATGAAGGAGCGGGAAGCCGCCAGAATCGAGCGCGAGAAAATCGAAGCTGCTGCCGCCGAGGATCGCCGCAAAGCCATCGAGGCCGCGGCTATCGAGACCCGTAAGCGTGAAGCCGCGGAAGCTGCCGCAAAGGCTGAGAATGCCAAGCTGGAAGCTGAGGCAAAGGCACTGCGAGACGCTGAGGCAAAGCGCATCGCTGACGAAAAAGCGGAAGCCGAAGCTAAGGCCGAAGCAGAAAAGAAAGCCGCAGCCGCGCCTGACAAGGCAAAGCTGATGGAGTTCGCCGTCAAGGTCCGCTCGCTGGTTGTTCCGCTGGCCAAATCCGAAGCAGGGCAAGCCGTCGCCGCTGAAATCAACAAGAAGGTCGAAGGCTTCGCCAAATGGATCAAAGCCCAAGCCGCAACTCTCTAACCCCAACCACCGAAAATATGAGTAATCCAACAGACGTTGAAATCGTCACGGACACAAGCGCGCTTGGCCAAATCGAACGGGCGCAAATCGACATGCAAATCGCTACGGCTCGCCGATATCCGCGCCAGCTCTCACTCGTCAAGCAGCGCATGCTATCATTCGCCACGTTGGACGAGGAGACGGCAAGCGGATGTTTTTACACGCTTCCGGGGCGCAAGGGCGGCGACGGGAAGCTGATTCAAGGGCCATCCGTTCGACTCGCCGAAATCGCGCTCTCATGCTACCAGCATTTGCGTGCAGGAAGCCGCATCATCGAAGACGACGGCAAATTCATTACCGCGCAAGGCGTGGTTCATGACCTCGAAAATAACGTGGTGATTTCCATCGAAGTGAAGCGCCGAGTGACCACTAAGATGGGCCAGCGATTCGGCGACGACATGATTGCGACCACGGGAAATGCGGCATGCTCAATCGCTCTCCGCAACGCAGCCTTTCGGGTCATCCCAATGGCGCTCGTCAAGCCGGTTTACGAGGCAGCGAAGAGTCTGGCGATCGGTGACGCGAAAAGCCTGGTGCAGCGACGTTCCGCCAGCATCGACCATTTCGGGAAAATGGGAATCTCGAAGGATGAGGTTTGCGCGTCAATCGGGGTCCGCAGCGTCGATGATATCCAGCTTGATCATATCGAGATCCTGATGGGTTACGCCACCGCGATCAAGGACGGCGATGCCACGGTTGATGATGTTTTCAGGTCGAAGCCGGCGGACAATAACCCGATGAAGAGCCGCTATGAAAAACCAGAGCAATCGCCAGGGGATCCGCCGCAATCGCCGGTTGAGGTATCCGAGGAATCCACGGGAAAGGAGATCGCATGATCACCCCGAACTTCGGAGATGAAGGGCCGGCCAATAGCTTCGGAGACCCGCCGTTCTTACTCCAACAGATCATCGATGCAGATAAATCCGCGGAGCGCTTCGAGGCTGCCAACTCGGCAATGAACGCCATCATCGCCCACTCTGGCCCAATCAATCCATCGGAGACGGTCGCAACGTTAGCCGTCAGATTCGCCGACGCGCTCCTTGCGGAACTCAAAAAATAACCCTCATCCGGGGTCCGATCCTCCGGTTTTTTAACCAATGAAACAAATCGTAAACTACCAAGAGAAAAACGGGGTATTCAGCATTGACTGCCCGACCTGCCCGCTAATTCCAGTATTTGAGGCGCTGGGGCAGAAGCCGACCGCATGCGTCGCCGGAATGGTCACCAACATGCAAGGGCATATGCCGATTCATACTTGCAAGCACTATCAAAAAAACAGCATTGCAAACGAGCCCGAAAAGAAGCTGTCAATCCAATGCGGAAAGGAGATCTCTTGAAAATTCACAATTTCCCGCAAGGATCGCCTAAATGGATGGAAATCCGCAACGAAAACTTCACCGCGTCAGAACTCGGGCAGTTCGCGCTCGATCCAGTCCGGGTTACGCTAACCGTCGATCAAATCAAGGTGGAACTCGACAAATGGGAAATCCCGCGCAAGGGGTTAACCAAGCGCGAGGACCTGCTTGCCAAGCTGCCGGATCATGGCCGCTATTCCTCGCTATGCGACGGCGCGCGAACCGCGATCATCAAGAAAATCGTCGCCGGCCAAACCAAGGACGCGTGGCAAATCCAGATGGACGACAAGCGCGAAAAGCAGTTCGAAAACATGATCCCAATTCAGCGCGGGAACTATCTGGAACCGCAAGCGCGGGAGCTATATGAGCGGCTGACGGGCTACTGTGTGACGCAGGTCGGTTTCATCGAACACGATTCAGGCGGGTTTGGATGCTCGCCGGATGGGTTGATTCGCGGCAGAGTTTGGAAGAAAAAGCGTGGGCGGTTGAGATTTCGAAATCGGGCAATTAAACACGGCCTCGAAATCAAATGCCCGATGCCGGAAACGCATATTGACTGGCTACTCGACGGCGTTCTGCCAGAATGCCACTCCTTGCAATGCCACGCCGGCATGGCGGTCACTGGGCTGGACCGCTGGGATTTCCTCAGCTACTGCCCAGGCGACGCGCCGCTGCTGATCGAAGTCTATCGGGACGAGACAACCGAGAAGCTGGAAGCGGGGCTGAAGGTCATGGTCGCCGAAAAGGCAAAGATGCTGGCGAGGCTTTCCGCGCTGGCTGCGAAGGCGGGAGGTATCGCATGAGCGCGCGCACTCCGGGGCCTTGGGCGTGGAATACATCAACCGACATTTACGAGAAAGACACCGGGTTTACGGTGATCGAGATCGCCAACAAACCAAAGATCGAGGACGCCCGCCTAATCGCCGCCGCTCCTGAGCTGCTGGAAGCTCTCGAAATGCTTATGCCGCTTGAGCCGTCCCGATACGAGTCTGAATCATACGGCCGCGACATGTGGCAAAACGCCAGTGACGCCATCGCCAAAGCTACCGGGAAGGAGCCTGCATGAGCGCGCCAACCAACATTATCCAATTTCCGGCAATCACCAACTGCCCGGACTGCCGCGGCAAGGGAATCGTCACCGGCTGGACCGGCAAAATCAAATCCGAACACAAATGCCCGCGCTGCAAAGGCGCTGGGAAACTTAGAATCTAATCAATGACAACAACTATCTCGATATATCACGCGCTGGACGCTGACGCAGTCAAACGCGAAAATACTCAGGACGAAATCGCCGATTTCATCATGGAATTAGACTCGGCGGTAGCGGAATCAGACTTCACTGAAAAACTGATTCTCGACCTTGCCAAATCGCTATCCGGCGACGCGAAGACGTCCGACATGGCTCGCATTGCCGATAGAATCGCAAGCATGGAGGGATACGCACCATGAAAACAATCTCCGCGTCGAGTGACGCGAAAGAAGCCCCGCCCGCGCATCTTATGCAGCCGTCTCAGGTTACCTCCCACGGGTTGTCTGAGGCGGCAGCGGGCGGGGCATATTCTCCAAGAAAATCAGCACTAGAGCGCCTAGCTGAAGCGCTCGGAGTGCCAGCCGACGAACTGCGGGAGTGTGCAATCTCAATCCGAAATGAACGACTGAACGCAAAGAATCCCGGATCATGCCAGCATGACTGGCGCATGTCATGGCCGCTCGATCCGGTGGAATACACCTGCGAGAAATGCGGCGAGAAAACCCTAAAATAACCCTCAACCTCTGAAACCATGCTAGACCAACAACTACAAGCCGCCGCAAAACTCGGCATAACCACAATCACCCAGCTCCGATGCCTTCTCAGCCTATGCGAAGCCCCAAAAGGCGGGAGCACCGCTAAGGAAATCTCGGAAGTAATCGGGACCTATCCAGAGCGGGCGCATTCCGCGTTTCGGATGCTTAAAAGCAAGGGGTTGGTGTCTATCGGATCCCGAGAGGTTCAGCACACCGCTGCGGCGTTTCACTTTACGAGGGAAATCATGGTCGCTGAGGTGACCGATGCCGGGCGGAATGCTCTTAGGTCTGCTGAAGACGGAAGGGGGGATGCGTGAGACCAACGACAATCATTGGCATTGATCCAGGCAAGGGGGGCGGAATCTCATGGATCGGAGAGGAAAGCATGAGGGCGGAAAAGATGCCGGAAACCATATCGGATCTATGGGAACTGATTTCCAGCATCGTCCAGCACACGGCGCAGATTTACCGGCATACCGAGTGCAAGGCGTATCTTGAGCAGGTGTCAGCAATGAGAGGGCAAGGCGTGACAAGCTGCTTCACTTTCGGCAATGGGTTCGGGCATCTTGAGATGGCGCTAACTGCCGCCGGAATCCCATTCGAGCGAGTCCGTCCGCAGAAGTGGCAAAGGGCCATGGAGTGTCTCACCGGAGGCGACAAGAACGTGTCCAAGCGCCGCGCCCAGGAGCTATTCCCTGCGATTAAATGCACTCATGCAATTTCCGACAGTCTTCTTATAGCCGAATTCGGCAGACGCCAAAATCAACCAAATATCTAATCAACAAACACAATCATGGAGCAACTAATCGAAAACGTAAAGCAATGGGGAATTGAAAAGGGCATAACCGGGCCGAATGGCAAGGGGGCGCTACTCGGGCAGTTATCGAAAACCCAGGAAGAATTGACCGAGACGCGGGACGCCGCGGTGTTGGTCATGGCCGCAAAACGATGCGAGGCAATTATTGATGAAGTCATGGAAACTCGGTGCCTTATGGACGGCATCGGCGATTGCGCTGTGACGCTCATCCTCGCCGCGGAAATGGCCGGGCTGGATTTCATCGAATGCCTGCAAACCGCCTATGACGAGATCAAGGGGCGCACGGGCAAAATGGAGAACGGGATTTTCATCAAAAACAAATAACACATATGCAATCAATCAAGCTCGACATGAACAAATTCATCGCCGCGCAGTTCTTTAAATCGAAGTCCGGCGTGGACCATATCGCGATACCTCTCGACGCCAACAATATGTATCGAGGCGACAAGGGGCTATATTGCTCGCTAACGCTACACGACAAGCCGAACGAATACGGAGACGATGGATTCGCGACCGTCGATCTAGGCAAGGACCGACGCATGGCCGGCGAGAAAGGCCCGATCCTTGGAAACTGGCGTCACATCGGCGAGCGCCAGCCCGCAAGGTCGCCGAATCAGAACGGGGCGAAACCTCCGCTCTCGGCGATGGATGATAGCTTGGATGAATCGGACACTATCCCATTTTGATCTATGAGCGACACACCAATGACGGACGCCGCGATCTACCCCGGCCAGTGGACAATCTTGGCCACGAAAGCAAAAGCCATTGAGCGGAAACTCAACGCCCGCATCGGCGATCTTGAATCAACGATCCGCGAAACGCTGATGGAAAACCTGCACCTGGCGGACGGCGACGACTGCACGCTGAAACGGCTGAAGGACGCGATCAACTTTGAACTGCCCAACGAATGAAAACACCCATAAAAACACTGCCCGCCGACGTAGCCCGCTGCGACGGATCCGGCGACGATGAAGGATGGCGCGAGGGATGTGAATCCTGCCTGCGCCGGACTGCACCGAGGGGATTCATGCCGCCCATGATTCTGCCGCCGCTGATCATCGTGTTCGAGTGCGAATATTTAATCGAGGAAACGAAATGAAAACACCCAACGAAATGACGCGGGCCGAACTAATCGAGCACGCGGCGCATCTGGAAAGGATGATTCGAGCGCTGAAAGAGACGGTCAAACGAGCGCTTGAGACTGTCGCGGAACTGAAGCGGCAAGCAATCCAGCAATCAGAGCAACCATGAAATCGGCTTTTCGGTTACCCGCGAGGGTATAGGATTAGCCCGTCAAGGTTACGGCCCTGGCAACTGGAACGGAAAGCACCCGGCCCATGAACATCACTTTTCAAACTTTCCCCGCTCGGGGCGCGATTCTGTCCGAAGTGACAGGTGCTAATCGCATTCCGGGCGGGGCTTTTTATTTTCCATGAATAAGCTATCGAAGGAGAGAATTGAGGAGGTGTTGAGCTATGACCCAACAACGGGGCTATTCACTTGGATCGCTCCTAGTGGACCAAGGGTCAGGCAGGGTGATCTAGCTGGAACGGTCAGCGGTCACGGATACAGATCGATTTATATCGACGGCATCAAATTTAGGGCGCACAGGCTGGCGTGGTTCCTCATGACGGGTCAGGTGCCAGAGCAGGTTGACCACATAAATAGAGAAAGGGACGACAATCGGATATCTAATCTAAGGGCTGCCACAGCGTCGCAAAACAGATTCAATACCGTGGCGCACAGGGATAGCGGAACCGGCGCAAAAAATGTTTACCGCGTTAAAAGAGGAAATTGCGAGAGGTGGAAAGTCGCGATGATGGTAAAGGGTAAGACCATCAGGCTGGGCAGCTTTAAAACACAGGAAGATGCCGAGATCGCGGCTTCCAAAGCCAGGGAAACCCACCACGGCGAATTTGCGAATCACGGACGATCTGGGATTGCACCGATGGCGGAGGAGGCATCACCCACCAAGTGAGAATCAGGACCATAAAACCGGAGTTTTTCCTTCACGAAGGACTGTTTGAATTGGAGCATGAAAGCTCGCTTCCGGTTCGCTTGGCATTCACCGGACTCTGGTGCATTGCCGACAGGGAGGGGCGCTTCAAGTGGGAGCCAAGGAAGATCGGGGTGCAGGTATTGCCTTACGACTCCCTCGACTTTTCACGCGTGCTCGACGCGTTAACAACGCGTGGATTTGTTCGAAAGTATTCCGTTGATTCCGTCGAATATGGATGGATCCCGAGCTTTTCCCGCCATCAGGTGATTAACAACCGCGAGAGGCCGTCAGAGCTTCCCGAGCCTACGGAATACGACATCTGCGACGCGTGCCCTACGCGTGAACCACGCGTGCCCCACGCCGGAAAAGCGGAAGGGAAGGGAAGGGAACAGGAAAGGAAGGGAACAGGAAAGGAAGCTGAAGATGAAGAGCGGCAGCATCCCTTGGATTTTGAAGAACCAAAGGCAGTTAAATTCAACCCGAACCGGATAGCTAAATTTGAGGAAGTCCTGAAGCTGGGGCGGGGGCAGCTACCGCCAGTCTCTGACGAGTGCTGTGAGAAGTTTTTCGACCGCATGGAGGGCGATGGCTGGATTAACAAGCAGGGGTTCCCTCTGGCTGACTGGCGACCCCGCTTCCGTGAATGGGCGAACGCATGGGTCAGTAATTCAAACTCCCCAAACCGGAAATCCAAATGAGCGACGACATCACCCGACCATTCCCGCACGCTGTCGGTCCCGAGAAGTCAATCCTCTCATCGATGCTGCAAGACCCGCAGGAGTTCATTCCTGCCGCGATCGATGAGGGTCTGACCGCCGCGCATTTCTACCTGCCGAACCACGCGATTCTGTTCGATGTGATTTCTGACAAATTCAGAACCGGCGAGGTGATCGAGCTGGTTTCGCTGGCTCAAAACTTGAACGACTGCGGAAAGCTCGACCAGTGCGGAGGCCCATCGGCAATATCCGACGTTTACACCTACGCGGCCGGCTCCGCCCATTTCCGGCACCACCTGGAGATGGTCCGGTCGAAATACGTGATGCGGTCGATTCTCAACCTGTGCTCAACAACCACAGATGCCGTTTTCAACTCACCGGACGAGGTGCGGGAGGCGCTTGCAGAGTTCGAGCGCGGTGTGACTGCCATCGCGGCCATTGCAAGCGGCTCTGAGGCATCCCTGACAACGCTGCAAATCCTCCGGGAATCGTTCGAGGAATTCGAGCGGCGGATGAAGGGCGGCGAGGGCGCCATCGGGCTGCCGACATTCCCGGCGCTTGACCGGAAAATCCGCGGGTTGCATCCGGGTCGGATGTATGTCCCCGGCGCTTACCCAGAAGGCGGCAAGTCAACGTTTTGCTCTGAGATCATCGCGAACCTGGTGATCAGCGGCGTGCCATGCGCCTATCTGCCGCTCGAAGGAACGGAAAAAGACCTGATGACGCGGATGATCATCCAGGCGGCAGGAATCCCAGCACAGGCCTACACTGACCCGATGGGATACGCTCGGGAAAATGGAGGGCCGGAAATGTCGAAAATGGGAATGCAGCGAATCCAGCGAGCGATTCAGGCGCTGGCAAAAGCCCCGCTTCACATCCGCCGGCCACAGGGCAACAAGCTGACATCGATCATTTCAATCATCCGCAGATTCCACCGGGAACACGGAATCAAGGTGGTCGTGATCGACTACGCGCAACGGATCAAGGGCAGCAAGTCCGAGAGTCGCGAGATCGAGCAGACCGAATGCAGCAACGCGATTCAGACGCTCGCTGGAGAGCTTGGGATTGCGATCATCGTTCCGAGCCAGCTCAACGACGACGGGGACACCAAGCACGGCAAGGTCTGGCAGGAGGATGCCGACGTTGTGCTGCGGATCGTCCAGGACCGGAACAAGGAGTCGGACACCTACAAGATGCACCGATACCTAGCGATCGACAAGGACCGGCACAATGGATCCGGCGGGCAGTCGGTTGGGCTAATTCTCGACCGCGAGCACATTAAATTCGTGGAGGGCGAAGACAAGACGGAATCGAGCGCCAAGAAGCCGAAATGGACACGATGAGAGCAGGGCGGATTTTTTCCAACAACAGACAACCATGAGTAAATTAGCAGAACTGAAACAACAGCTTGAAATCGCACAGGAGGGATTGGCTGAGGCTGAGACGTATGGAGCAAGGGAGCATTTCCAGCATAGATGCTGGGAGATTTACGAGCAGATTCAAGAGCAGATTCAAGAGATCGAGAACGAACAAGCCGAAGTGGAACAATGAGCACAAAACCAACAGGAACAGAAGCGGGAGTCTGCGAGGACATCGCAAGGCGTCAGCAGGCAGGCATGAGCAAATACGGAACGACCGTCGCGGACAATCCGCTGGAGTTGCGGGAGTGGCTGAATCACGCTTACGAGGAATGCCTAGACCAAGCGGTTTATCTCAAGCGGGCGATGGATGAGATGGGGGTATTACCGCGAGGCATCGACCAGGACAGCATGCGGCACCTTGCCGGCGAGCTAATCGCGGCAATCCGCGTCAACGTCCTGCGCGGGACATTCGCAACAGCGACGGTCGAGCAGGTTGATGAATGGATCAAGCCGTTTGTGGCCAGGCAGGAGGTGAAGCCGTGAGTGCGGGGAAGGGGGATTTGCAATTAATCAGCAAATGCATTCGGCTTGCAAAAACAATCGCGGAATGATAGGAAGGGACATGCCAAGCGAGACAAAGAAGAAGGCGAGCTACAGACGGCGCACGGATCCGGGGAATCGTGGGGTGGTCAGCCACAGGAACGAGCGATGTCAGTCCAGCGTCAAGGCGGGCCGCAAGGGGTGCAGCGAGTTCTGGGAAGAGCGCGGGATGGATCAGCCATCGGTGAGCTACTCGATGCCGATGGGGGGAATCGCCGAGCAGGTCAAGCGATGGGTGAGTAGAGGGAAGCGGTGAGCGATCAATACGTCAGAATCCAGAGAAATTCTACCAAACGTGTCAAGCTTTATCCAAGTATCACACAGTCAAGAGGTTGTAGCGATTCTCTGGCTTCGTTGCATTATGCACGAATCTGTTAATCTAACCTTGAAATCTATCGGTCTAGCACCTACCCCGTTTTTCTCTTGGTAGTTTACGATTTGTTTCATTGGTTAAAAAACCGAGGATCGCCGCAAAGCCAT